AAGTCATCCAACTGCATGGTGAGTTCAGCGGAGGTGAAGTTCACGCCGATGTGTTTCTGCGAAGCCACGGTCAGGGTGGTGAACTGTTCGTTGTCGTCCTGCACTTGCAGAGCGGCGCCGTCGGTCACCAGAGCGCGGTCTGGTAAACGAATACGCAGAGTTGAGCCAATTTTTGCGCCTTCAACGGCGAAAGAATCGTCGTACTGACGGTTGACGTTACGAGTGATTACCAGGTTGTTCTCAAGGATTTCGAGAGCCTTACGGGTAATCATGTCGATGGTAAGAATCGAGTTTGCCATGATTGATATCCTAAAAAATTAGCGGTTACGTTGAGCTTCCCACTTCTTTATCTGACGCTGGCGATCCGCCTCAATCCACTCTGACGTAGTCATGTTCTTGATAGAACGTGGGTCAGTCGTGTCATAAGACGGCGCTCCAGAGCCTCTACCCGATATGGGCGCGATAGGTGGTGGGGCGCTTGTCGTTTTCTTCAAAACCGGCTCAGAAGCAATCTTTGCTTCAATTTTGCCAATCTCTTTGGCTTGTAGTATGGGCGAATTCAGTGCGGCTATACGTGCGGCTTCTTTCGGATTAGACCCAAGGTAATACGCAATGTCAGGGCCAATATCCGACGCTTGGATCGTCTCAGCCATCGCGTTAGAGATTGGTAGCTTAGGGTTGTAGGCGACTTGTTCGAAATCGTCATACTTACCTCGGGCTTCCTCTTCCCTATCGTGATACGCCTCAAGCATATCCATTTGTTGCCGTTCAAGTTCCCGCTTTGCCAGCAATTCTTCAGCCTTGCGCGTCGCCAGTGCATCGGCATACGCATCAACGGACTCAAAATTTTCGACAGGCGGTAGCTCTGCAGGTGTAGATGCGGTTTGTGCCCTACGACTCTGCTCACGTTCCCACTTCCTTTGCTCTCTTGCAAGCCTTTTGCCTACGATCGCATCCAGCTCTTCTTGTGTGAAGGTCTTGGTCTGCTGCTCGGTCGGCTGTTCATTCTCCGGCGCTAGTGTTTCTTCAGCTACAGGCTCTGCCGTCGGTGCCTGTTCTGGCGCGGGTGAATCCGCTAACTGGTTTTGCATCTCTTCAGACATTGTCGATTCCTAAAGAATCCCTGACGTACCGCGTCAGTTCGGTTTACAGCAAGATTACTCGTAAATTACTGTTGCAGCAACTGTTCCGCCAATTGCCACATAAATTCCGTTTTTGGCATACGCACCATCCAACGGCAGCAGGTACGACGTTGCGCCGGTCGGGGTGAAGGTACCCAAAATAGTGTTGTTAGATGTCGTTGTGCTGGCCGAATCATAGACCGTGATAGTCGGCGTATTGGACGCCGAGCTAACAAAGATACCCTTTACCTTGCCTGCCATAGGCTTGATGTTGGTTGATGCGGTGATGTAGGTGTAATTAGCCATAATTAGTTTGTGGTGTTTTTAACCAAAAGAATAATGAACATGCAAGAAACACCATTGTTATTGGCGCTGCCTACACCGGTAGCTTCAATATCGGTTTTTTCTTCTATCCGCAACGGGTACTCAAACACATAGTCTGCTACACCGTTGTTGACCGTGGTGACGGCTGCAGTGCGACGGATACCGTCGGTGCCTGCAGTTAACAGCCGTCCGCGAACTTGGGTTGACCCCGAGGCTTGGCCCGCAGAAAACAACCCTTGTGCCAGATAGCCGGTATAGCCTGCGGGAATCGTATAGTGGCCAGTAACGGTGTTGTTAAAATCGTACTTAATGATGTTGTAGACCGTAGCAGGCACGCCTGCCGTCACAGTCCCGGTGCCAATATAGATGTCACCTGCGGCTGACTCTGTGCTACCTGCGGTTGCTACATAAGCATAATTGACCCGCAAAAACGACTTCGACGTCAACACTTCGGTTAACCCGTTTAGCGTAACCGTGTCCGTTATTTCATTATAACTAGCATCTAACCCTTGAATGACGATTGTTCTGGCTCCAGTGCCTGCCGACGTGTCGTTAGCGTCGGTCGAGCTTACCTTCATCTGCAGTGCGGCTGCTGGATGCGCAATGATGGACGGCAGCGGCCAGACGGTCACTTCAGTCGTGTCAACATCCGCGTTGTAGCCAAACACGGTGACATTACGATGGTTAGGAATCTCGCTGCGTGAGACTTGTACCTCAAACGGCTCGTTCTTACCAAATTTTGTCTGGGAAACCGGTACGGTCATGCCAAGAACCTTAGTTTATACAGCGTGGACAAGTACAACCCAACAATTTCATCAATAATGTTTTGCAAAGGTGTGTCCGACTTATCGACCACCTTGTACCGCATCTCTTCAATTTCATCAAGCTGGTCTTGCAAAAACTCCACAATGTTGCCTGGCTTCTTGGTCGACTGCAGCGAGATGGCGCCGATCAGCCCGTGGCGGCCTTGGTACGCCTCAGAAAACTTGTCCGCCAGCTCGACGATCTCGTCGTAAAACGTGTTCAGCGCCATGTGCTTTGAGAAGCTACGGGTGTTCAGATGCACCGAGTGAGCCACATCGCGGCCCAAAAACAGGATGCCTACAAAGTTTGCGCAGCTCATAGTCGTGGTTCCTCAGGAGGCATTTCGCCCATTTCCGGTGGCATCATACCCATTTCTGGCGGCATTTGTTGCATTTCCGGTGGCATCCCACCCATCTCGCCGCCCATTGGTGGCTGGCCACCCATCTCGCCCGGCAGCTCCAGCCCACCCTCGCTCATAGCCAAGTCGCCGGTCGACATAACGTCGCGCAGGGTCTGCATGACGACGTCTTGCACTTGGTCGGGCGTCATGGCGCCTGAGACGGCGGTAAGGCGTTGCGTCTCGGCTTGGTACGCCTTGATCTCGGCCTCGAAATTCTTGCGCTGCATATCTTGGACTTCGACCGACTGATTGACGCCTTGGAGCATCTGATGCAGCTGATCCAGCTCTTGGGCCATCGCCTCCATCTGCTGTTTGGCCTGCTGCATTTCGGGCGACTCGTCGCTGTCGGCCATGATCTTCGGATCGATAATCTTCTCGAACCGTTTCGCCATCTCTTGGGCGCCAGGCCAATCCATGTTCTTGATGAACAGGTCGCCAGCGACTTGCCAGAGTTGCGGGTTGGATTGCAGGATCATGCCCATCGCATCTAGTGCCTCTTGACGCTTGGTCAGGTAGGACGGGCCGGTGGTCACCACGACGTCGTACTTGCCAACGCCGGGGTTGTAAATTTTGTCGATGACGATGTCGTTCTGGTCGCGGATCTCCCGCACCGCTTCCTGCTGCATGGGGTCGAGCTTGACCATGTCGGTGTCGCCGTCCACCCCAATGATGCGGGCAACCCGCTGGGTGTCGTAAATCTTAGGGATCAGGTCAACCAGCTGGCGCGTTACATGCCGAACAGCGCGTGCCAGATTGTCCACGTAATGATAAGTGCCAGTATCAGACTGACGCTCGCGCGCCATAATCGCCTTACCCGAACGCTCATTAGATGTCGCTCCAAGACTAGTGTCGTACTGGCCAGTGGTCGACTTGATGTCGTCTGACGCACCCATCTTGGCCTGAATCAGCCCGGTCTGCGGCAGTGGCGGTGCCGCACGTTGTGGCAGCGGCAACACGGCGCCAGAGCCGTCTGTTACGTCGGGGTTGACCTCCAGATACGGCCAGTTCTGCGTGTTGGCCGTCTTCCACTGCATCTCATAACCTTCGAACTGGCCACCGTAACCGATGAACGGCGCCTTGGGCGCCAAGGCCAACATCTCGGCCTCTTGGCTCGTCCAGTAGTTGTACATGCGCTGAGCGTCCTTGGCGTTACGCACCAGACCTGAGACGTACAGCTTACCGTCAACCTCGAACTCGTTACCGATGACGCGCACGATCGGAATCCAGCGGCCTGCCCAGTCGTTCGACTCAAGCATCTCGTAGCCGTTGGTCTTGCACCACTTGACCCGCTTGGCGTTGACCTCACGGCTGCGGATAGGCTTGATGCCCATCTGCTTCATCTGGCGGGCTTCGGGCGAACCCTCAAACGCCGTGATGTTGCCGGGGTACAGGTGCAGCGTGGCGCGGTCGTACTCGATGTAGTAATACTCAGCGATTCTGACCGTATCCTGGTTGATCCAGACGGAGATCGACTGGTCACCCACGCCTTGCGCCTGCAAGGTCGAGATCGGGCTTGCATCAGGGAACATGCGCTCGTAGTCCGCACGCTGCAGGTCTTCGGTGACAAAGCACCACTTGGCGTCTGCACCGCACGGGTCTTGGATTGTCGGGTCCATGTAGACCGAAAAGCTGTTACGGATGCGGGCGATCTTGATGTCTTGGTCGAACGTGTCGTCGTCGCAGTATTCGGTCAGGATTCGGATGTAGCCTTCGCCGTAGCTGACCTGGTTCTCGCAAGCGGTGTCGTAGGCGACATCGGCGTCCGAGATGTATTCAATGTGCCTGACCATGCCGTTGTAGATTTCGGCGACTTCTGGGTCGGCGTTGTCGTCAGCGGGTATAACTTTGCCGCTCGGACGGTTTTGTCTTTGGTCATTGGTGACCTGTCGTACGTGTTGCGGCAGCTTGTTGATGGTGAGCGTCGGGCGGGCGTTGATCGTCTGCCCTTGCACCGCACCGCGTGTGGCCAAGACGTCGGCTGGCCACTGCCAGTGGTTGTCTGGCGAGCCTGCGTAGAAGCGCAGGTCGTCTAGCTCGTCTTCCCGGCTCTCAGACAGCGCCGAAATCGCCATTTGCAGGCGCTTTCGCATGGTTGAAAGCACGTCTTGCGTGTCTTTCTTGATGTCGTCCGGCGGTGGATTTCCACCGATATCGGCGACTTTTGCTGCCTTATTTATGCCGGTATAGTCCATTTATTTCATTTTCGGTTTCGGGCGCGCTTGATAATCGCGCAAATCCTGCTCCATGATACCGTGCAGGCGTTGTTCAGCGGCCAATGCTTCATCAACTGTTGGATAAATTGGAAACTTGATGCCCGATTTTATGGCAAAACGCATGGCTTGCGGAATATCTCGCACTTGACCGTGCCAATAAGTGGGCAAAATCATGTGCCCGCCGTCAGCGCCCACTACCGACCCTTTGAACGTCGTTACCGACCCATCGGGGTTGCGAAGCCCCTTGTTTTGGTAGAGGTTCGACCTGTGATAGTCGATGACCGCTTGTTCGTCGGGCGAAAGATCCATTTATTTCATCTTTTTGGTGGGTTTTGACGCCGCGCGCTTAACGGCGTAACTTATCGCGACTGCCTGTTTGACCGGTTTGCCCGATTTTACCTCGGCGCGTATGTTTTCTTTGAACGCTTTTTCCGATTTCGACTTAATCAGCGGCATGTCACTTCCCCTTCTTCGCCGTTTTAGCCGACTGCTTGAAGTCCTTGTTCGTCGGTGCGCCAGGCGAGCCGGGTTTACGCATCTTTTCGCCGCTTCCGGCCTTAATGCGCTCGCGTTTTGCGTGAATATTACTGTAAAGACCAGGTTTAGTAGCCATTATTTAACGTTTAAAAAGATAGCTTCATCGGGCAACCCCATGTCGCGCGCGGATTGCAATATCTGCATGTACTTATGCGCGCCAATATCGCGGGGGCGGGTAGACAGCATGTCTTTGACGACCGAATACATCGCGGGGTTGTCTTTCCATCTGCGGGTTTGCTCCCCCACAGCGTCGTTGTACCCCGACACTAAAGAAAACCCCGCCATAGGGTCTGGGTCGTATTTGTCGTCAAGACCTTTGTGCGTGACACGTAACGCGCCCGACTTTAGCAACGCGTCAAAGTTTAGTGGTCGGTAGTCAGCGACCAAGTCTTTATTGCTGCTGGTTAACCCGGCGTACTTGTCAAAATCTGTAATGCGGCGCAGATTATTGACTGACTCGGGCGCGAGCGTGTTCAATGGCATTTCTAGCACTTCCATCGTTTAAGTGACGCTTTCGCGCGTTCGCCGTCTTTCGCTTTGGCTGCAACCGCACCCATGCGGGCACAGAAGGACTTTTTCCTGCCTTCGTCCGCTTTCGTCTTCGGATGCGGCGCGGGTGCCTTCAAGTTGCTGCCTGTCTCGCGGTTGTACTTCTCCCGCCCCTTGGCAGTCAAGCCTGCGCCCTTACTAACCGGCAGCTTCTCACCCCGTCCGACACTCAGTGACACACCTTTTTTAGCCATCACGCCCCCATCCATCCAGTTGCAGCGACTGGCCGCTGCGTGTAGCCGTCGCTGCGACGCGTTGCACGCTCAAAACTCGACTCCCGGCTGGCCACCGGGAACGCGAACGTCACCGCTAGTGCGTCTGCTGCATCCGGTGAGGCCAAGCCTCTGGACTTCATCTCTTTCTTGCCTTCCAAGTAGATCGTCCCCGACGAGTCGGGCTTCTTCATGGGGCCAGTCAAGTCCGCTTTTAGCTGCCTATCGTTGGGGATGCTGGCGGTCTTTAACCAATCCTTCATCGCACCCCACATCTCGGCCCGCTTGTTGCCATACATGACCGGTTTGCTTGACTTCCAGCCGAAGTTCACTCCCCGCACCTTGTAGCGCTGTTCTTTTAATCTGTCAAGTATCCCGTAGCCCAAGCCACCCTCGTCGATGATGGTCAGCGCTGGCCGGTACTCCTCGATCGCGTCGATCACGCGCCCTACGGTCATCATGGTGTCCTCGCCGTGGTAGCGTTTGATGGCCACTAAATCCCGTCCTTGCCGGACGACGATGACGGTTGCGTCCGCGCCGCCTCTAGCTGGGTCAACGCCGATAACAATTGGCGCCGTCGTGTCCTTGTATTTTGGCCGATTGGCGGCGTCGTCGACAGCACTCGCACCAATAAACTGATCTTCGCCAGCTGAAGGAAACTCTCCGTAGACCTCAACCCTAGCCTGCGGCGAATCCTCGCCATATTCCGCAATGATCTGCTCATATAT